GGATAATACAGTCATTTACTTGTCATAATCAACGGAAAAAGCGGAGGCACCAGACTGGAGAGCATTTGATGCAGCAGTCTTGTCGTTAAAGTTTAGAAGAAGTACAGCATAGTGGATAATCTTAATGATGTCCTTACGTGCTGTACCCTTTCTATCATACCTTGAGGCATATTTCAAAATGTTAGACCTACAGAATGCCTCTGCATCACCAACAGAATCAATAAGATCCAATGTTTGAATCCCATGTTTACTATAGTGTGCACCGTAGGTACTAGCGATGTATTCTGAGATTTCTTTTAAAATCTCTTGTTCATCATATTTCAATTTTCACTCCAGACATGATCTATATCACCATGATAGCATTGAAATTCATTTCCGTCAAGGTCAACAACATTTATTTTATGTGTTGATGACCATTCTTCTCCTCCGTCTCCAATGATGCGAACACTCCTACCGTCTTTGAGACGGAGGATGTGTCCTAGATAACCATCAAACGGTTGCTTCATCTTCTACCTCGGTTGGAACTACATCTGCATCTATCTTATCATATAATTCTAAGAATGACTGCTTTGTTTCGTCATCAAAACGATTGGTGCAAACTTTGATTGCTTTCATACGATTCTGCCAGATAGCAAATGCACGAATAATGTGTACAAGTCTACGTGTAGAGATAACTTCATCAACACCACCATCATTGAATGTTCTACGGATGATGTCTGCCCAGTTAGCAAGATGCTCACAGAACTCTTTGTCAAGAACACCTAGTGATGCTGCTGCTTTCTCTAGTATCTTAGTTTCTGTAGCAGGAGTAGGATAGTCTTGCTCAAATGTCAAAGCAAATCTCTCAAGGAATGCTTCGTTCAAGACATTAGTACCGATGAATCTACCATCATCAGAACCTTTACCTTTTGTATTTGCAGTTGCAAATATGTTGAAACCAGGACGACGCTCTACATAGCGACCAGTCTTCTTCAAGAATAAACCTTTACCTTCTAGTACAGATTGTAAGCAAAGTATCTTGTTAGATGCTAGGTCAACCTCATCAAGTAAAAGTATAGCACCTCTTTCTAATGCTTCGATTACAGGACCGTTGTGCCATACAGTTTCACCATTGACAAGTCTGAATCCACCGATAAGATCGTCTTCATCTGTCTCGATAGTGATGTTGACTCTGATAAGTTCTTTCTTGAGTAATGCACATGCTTGCTCTATACCAAGAGTCTTACCATTACCTGACATACCTGTGATGAATGTAGGATAAAAGATACCTGATTGAATAATCTTCTTGACATCAGGGAAGTTACCGAAAGGAACAAAGTTGTGGTCTTTGTCAGGAACTAGATTTTCTGCAATAGCAGGAGATGCTGAAGGAGCATTGTATACTATCTCTAGTTTTTCTTGTATTGTAAGATTCCACTTACCAATACCTTGTTTGTATTTTTTAAGTCTTTTCTTGACAGTAGCGAGTGAACAATTAAAATGCTCTGACGCTTGAAATAATTCTTTAGTATTAACTTCGGTACCGAACTGTTCTGTTAGGTATGCAACGAAGTCTTCAGTTGTTACAGGGATAGGAGCGAATGGCATTTTTTTGTTTGTTTGTTATGTACTTAGTATAAAGGATAGTGTGGGGTGTTGCCACCCCTAGTGGACAGTTTGTCAACTGACATGACTCACGAATGAGTTGAGTAGTTTTTTGTTAACTGCTTTGTTTGAAAGCATCTTTTTGAATGCTCTGGTGATGTCACCTTTTTTAGCATTGTCTTTTACAACAAACTCTGTGTCAGCATCAAGTGCTTTGTTGTTGATAGCATATAGAGCAGTGTATGCTTTACCATTTTTAATGATTGCAGACTTCTCCTTCTTCCATTGTTTTTTGATCTCAGTGAAGTTGCTATCTTCTGCACCATATGTATCAACAAAGTTCATTAGTTGACCACCTGATAAGATACGAAAACCTAGAACACTTACATCTGGATTACGATCACGAAGTTGTCTGATAAAGATGTTAGTGCATCTACCATATTCAAAACCTGTATATGTGTGACCAGTTTTACGATCACGTAATGCTACACCAACATCAATACGACGTGAACGGATTACAATTTCACCTTCACCTCTATCATACTCATAACCATATGAACTACCACATGCTTCGCCATCAGTTAAGATGCATACATTTACTTTCTGAAGATCATTTTGCTTTTTGAATTCTGGAATCATGTAGTTAAGCATAACGATTGATTCATTCAAAGGAGTTCCAGATAAACCAAGACCTATTGTTGGGGTGTAAGAACCATATCTACCATGGTATGCTGCTTGACGAAAAAGATTCTTTACCATACGCTCATAGTCTTTACCATTAGAACGTGATGAAACAAAGTTCATTAAGTGGAACCAAGACTCAATATTGAATTGACCTTTTACCATCTTATCATAATCTTCGTCGCCATAGTAACTACGGTGGTATGAAAGATTCTCTGATGGTATACCATTCTCTATAGCATTTTGTGCTGCTTTCCACTCATTAGTAAAAGCATAAACCTCGAAAGGAATTTGTACTTTTTTACAGAATGAAGTTAAGTTAATTAATTGCTTTACAGTAGCAAGTAATTCATAACACATAGAACCTGACCAATCAAGAATGAATATCATGCCATGGTTCTTACCATCAGGAACAACAGTTACTCTTTTGAAAAGATCTTCATTGTACTTGTATGTGTGAAGAAGACCTGTGTTTAGAACACCTGTCTTTGCTGTTCCTGCACGTGCATATGCATCTGCAGATTTACGACACTCAAACTCTTTAACAAGATAGTTAACTTCTTTCTGAGATTGCTTACGAAATGTTTTGTACATATCATCAACTTCAGCGAAGTCATTTCTTTCATCATTTTGACTATCAATCCAATCATGTAATACTTTCCAATCTACAACGTGCTTAGAAGTATCAACATTCTCAGGTATCTCTATGTACTCACTAACTCGTGAATAATCTGTAGAAGATAATTTTTCTTGAGCATCATTAAATGCTTGCTGTGTTTGAGAACCTTCTATACCACCTTCATCTTCAATACCATCATCACCATCATCTAGGTTACCATCTTCATCATACCAATCATCAGTTACATCTTCTAGTTCTGCTCCTGATGTGCCACCTGTACTACCTTCTGTGCTAGGAGCATTTTCAGTTTTAGGTGCTTTGGTTTCTACCATGCCAAATCCTTCTCCATCATCTTCCATGTCACCACCAGTAGCAGACTCAGGTTGAGATATAGAAACTTCTGTTTCTTCCATATCATCTTCCTGTTCTTTACTGAAGTTATATACGTCTTCTGCAATCTTACATACTTCGTCAAATGTTTCTGCTACATCAGCACGAGCAGCAAATACTAACTCTGCACCACTAAGAGGAATCATAGCATATGCACCTAGTTTGAAGTGTAGGTTGATACGATCAATAAGAGATAACTTTGTAAGGTCTGTGTCAAGAATTTGGAAGAAGTCTTTGTCATGTAACTCACTGTATCCACCAGTAAAAGATTTCTTAAGACCAGGATATTTACGCTTCATGAGTTTCTCAATACGAGCATCCTCAATGACGTTTACATAATCTTGTGGACAAGATACATGCTCTCTAAAATCTACATTAGGTGTGAACAATGCATGTCCTACCTCATGACCTACAAGCATATCATATACAGTATCAGATGCTTTGTCCCATTTTGGAAGTGTAAGGACTCTGCTATCAACATTAAAGTATGCTGTAGGAGTTTGCTTATGCTCTACAATAAGATTCTCTGTTGCGAGAAGTCTTGCTAGATTACCTTTGATTTCTTTGATCGACATGTGCTTTTGTTTCGTATATACACATGATAACAGATATTTTTGCTAACTAACCAGTGCGTGTGTAACTTCGTTAACTGTCACATTCATTGTAGAATAGTTCTTACTCTTCTCTACTGTAATGGTTCTATCGAACTTGTCATCTAAATTTTCTTTATGACTTATAACATACACTTTTGTGTGCTCATCAAAATTTCTCAAGATCCATCCTAGATCAGAACCTCCTTGTTGATCTAGAGATCCATCAAATATCTCGTCTAGTATAAGTAAATTAGTATCAACGCTATTCTTAAGCTTAGCAATACTACGCCAAGTGAGCAAAAGAGCAATATCAATGCGAGCTTTTTCTCCTTCTGAGAACGAATCATATGAAAATATATCTCTGTATCTACTCTTAATTATTTCTTCAAAGTTTTCATCAAGGGTAAAATTGACATAAAACTCCATCCTTTGTAAGAATTCGTTAATTAACTTATTCATTGTAGGGAGATAAGTCTTGATAATCCTAGTCTTTATCCCATTATCCTTAAGTAACTGTGATGCTGTTGTCAGGACATCACGATCTTTCTTCAAGTCTGCAGATTGACTGGTGTAATCTTTCTTGTTCTTAATAAAAGTTTCTAGTTTTGTATACTCTGCTTTCTTATCTGGATTGCTACCCTCTAATTCTTTTATTTCATTTTCAATAGTAGTTATCTGTTTCCTAATAGTCATCAGTTGATAATTAGTCTGACTGATAGTTGTATTGATATTGTTTACTTCAGTTGATAACTCAGTAAATTTCTCAAATCTTTCTTCCTCTCCTGCTATTGCTTCCATCAGTTCCTGCTTGCCATTAGAAGTATTTTTAATTTTAGTTTCTAACTCTCCTGTCATTGTTGCGACAAATTCTTTTTCAAGGTCTTG